AACACGTCGTACATGCTGTACCAATTGACGTCGTCGTTACTGCCTTGGATATTGACAGTTGCACCGCTAAAAGTGCCGTCAATTGATACCGTGCGGTCATTGAAACGAGTCAGGATGATCTTCTCGCCAACGTCGCCATTGGCCATGTCGGGCCAGCGCCGCAGGCGCACCCCGTCGAGATCAGCCAGAGCCGGCAAAGATACCGGTTCATGAGAGATAGTCGCCATGGACTCAATATACCAGTCAGTGATGCCTGGTCAATCGTCGTGTGTCTGCTTCCTGCCTAAGAGCCTGCAACTGCTGACGCAGCGAATGACACTCGTGCTCGTACCTAATAGCGTTCGCCCGCGCAACGTGAAGCTCGTCGCGCAGGTGCCGGATAAGGGCATCCTTCTCGTCAGTCACTATCTCTTGGAACAGTTGATTTTGGTTCATACAGACCCTCCGCGATGTCTCGCTGCATGATAAGCCAAGCCTCAACGTTGATCGACTTCAAGAGCGCATCAAGTTCCTTAGCGCTGTGGATCTCGCCAAGCGCGTAATAGGTCTGCTCGACCGTATCACGGACTGGGCACACCTCGTACCCACGCTTAACGAGCCACGCCAGCACGCGCCGGCCGACCCCGAGGCGGATCATGTGGTCGAGGTCTTCCTCCAGTGTCGGCTGGTCAGACTTCACGCTCATCAGCCTATCGTGGCTCCCATGATTTGAGTTAGTGCGTTATCTTCGTCGGTCTTAGCGTCCGACAAAACCTTGGCAGTCTCGGCCTGTACCTGCGCCTGCTGCTGCATCGCCGCCTGCTGCTGCGAAGCCTGGCGAGACGCCGCACGCTGCTCGCGCTCCTCAGGCGAAGTCTTGACCCGCTCATCGACGCCGAGGCGGTCGAGGTACGACTCAGTGAACCGTGTAAGATCAAGCACGTCAAGCACAGTCGGATCCACAGCAGCCACCTGGCCGAGAATGGCAAGGGCACGGTCCATATTGCCGATGCCAACCAGCTTCATCGCCTGCGCCATGACGGAGATGTACTCCACCTCAAACGACTGACCCTCAAGCTCTGGCGGCGGTAGAGGCATGCGCCCGCGCCGCTCTAAGATTCGGAAGATGCGCTCGACGGCCGGATCCAGGAACTCTTGGCTGAACTGCTCGTACACTGACGACAGAATAAGCATCTTCTCTTCGTGCAGCTCCTCGATCTCGCGCGCCTTCGTGCCCGACCGCCGGCTGCTCGCCGCCATCAGGAACAGGTTATAGAAGAACACCTCGCGGATCTGAGTCCGCAGATCCTGGATGATCTGCAAGGTCGAGCCGACATCGAACGTCACCTGATACAGCGGACGAGCACCCTCAGACGCGGCGCCGCGGGCCACCACGTTATCCGCACCTGGGGTCATGTCGAGAGCCTTGCGCGAAGCCGTCTCCGGCCGCTGCATCGGCGGGTCTACCATCTTCTCGGCGGCCTTCGCCAACTGCTTGCGCTGATGCTGCAATTCCTTGATGTGGCCGAGCGCGATCATGCCGGGGCAGTCGAGCCCGTACACGTCGTCGCTCAAGACCTTCCAGCGCGGCGTTACAACCGGGAAGTCCTCATAATAGCCCTTGCGCAGATACCTATCAGCCGCCTCGCCGGACTGCCTGGCGCCGGTCTTCGCCATCGACACGTCGATGTAATATGCCACATAAGGCATAATTGCCACCTCATACGTCGGCTCCGCAGGGCCGATGTAGTGCAGCACCTGGATCTCTTCCTTAGACCCGCGCCCAGCCTCGATAGCGGCCTGCTGCTGGGCGGTCAGCCTCTCAACGCCAAAGGCGTCTGCGGCCTGGTCGAGCGTCATGTCGATGATGCGCGCAAACTGATTCACCCGGCGCTTGCTGTCGGTGCCAAGCCAGAAGGAGCCGATAGGCAGCGTCTCGCACCGGAAGTCGTCTTCCTCGTCCTCTTCGATCAGCATCGCCGCCGTGCCGAACAGGCCGCACTGGCTGTACAGTTTGCCAGTCTCGGTGTAGAAATTGGACGCAAGAATAGCAGCGTCCATGACATCGTTGACATCTTCAAGATACGTCTTGACGTTGTAGTTCTTCGCCAGCTCGCCGCTAATTGACGGGCGCTTCCACGGGCGGTTCGGCGGCGTGATGTTGGACGAGAACGACGCCTCCATCGCACGGAGCGCAATCGTGGCCTCGGGATCCACAATCTTCTTGGACGCCTTGTTCCCACGCTTCGACCACTGCTCGTCCAACCAGCGGTACGACCGAGGCATCACATAGGCGGCAAGTTCACGCCACTGATCCTCGAAGGACTCGCGCCGGTCCTTCATGCACTGCCACTTATACATCAGCCGGTCGGACAGCGTCTTATGCATATTAGGCACCCGTCAACTGGAGCGGTGTTCCAAGCGGGCTGTCCGCGCCGAGACTAGCGGCGCCACGGTTGCGGTACGTCCCGGCACGGCCAAGCGAACGGGCGGCCTTGCGCAACCGGCTGAACTGCTGCTGGAAGTTCGGGTCGTTCTCGTAGTTATAGCCGGGCGGCTCGGAGCCAGTAGTCGCGTTCTCGCCCGGCTGGTTGCCAACACCGGCCTTTGAGGATGCACGCTGGCCTGCCTCCATGGCGTAAGCATACGGATCCGCGCCTTCACCTAATACACCTTGTAAAATGCCGGACTGCCCAAGAGCCCGGGAAGTGGCACGACCCAATTCGTTGGCAACAAAAGCCGGACCCAATGTCAAACCACCAACAGCGAGCATTTCAGGATTCTGCACATACTGCTGCATCGACCGCTCTGCGTCACGCGCCATTTGAGCATATGTGCTGCCATGGAACACGTTTCCAGTCGCACGCCTCAACGCTCGCCCAGCCTTTTTAAACAGACCCATAATGCACTCCTGGTGATAGGATATACAGATAGTCTATCTAGGCAAGCGGTTACACGAAGCGAGTAACTTTGATCAGGTTACTAACGGTTCCAGATGTCCCAATCGGTAACGCATTTTGACGGTTGCTGGTCCTTATGTGAAACCGGATGCACCGGATACGCAAACGTCATCGCCACAGCATCGGCCCGGTCAGGCGACTTCATACCACGGCTGCGCAGATCCTCCTTCGACTCCAGCTTCGTCTGTCCGCTATCCGCCGTCTGGTACTGCACCGCAGTCAGCTCCAGCTTCAACGACGGATCAGGCGGAAGCCGTCCGCCACGCCGGATCCAGTTGGATAGGTTGATCCACATCTCGGCACGCAGATTCTTCCATCGCGGATCCGACGCAGCCGCACCGAATTGGACCTCGATAGCCGGTATATCCAGAGAGCGCAGATAGTCCAGCACACCAGCGCCAAGACCACCAGCATCAATGAAAAGGGCGTCAGGCTTGTAGGCATGGTATCCCTCCGCGATGCGGCGCGCTGTGACCATCAGATCCGGCGATTGCCAGGCTTCAAGTTCCCAGACTTGCAGGCCCTGGCGCCTGGCGATTACCGAGAAGTCGTCGCCCTGCCGAGCAATGTCCGCCGCCATGATCCGCGCCTGGTCCCGGTACACCTCCGGCTCATAGCTACGCTCCATGGCAGCCTTAACCTCGTCACCAGTAATAAGCTGGCGCGGCGAGCCGGCGTCAAAGTCGCACATGTACTCAAGCCGGAACAGATTCTCCGGCATGTTACCACGGATCGTCTGCAACTCCTCCGCGCTGAACACGCCAGTGTCCGACGCGGCAAACTTGAACCGCGCCCAGGCGGGATCGCCGGCAGCCTTGTCGTAGTCCACAGTCAACGGGTCAATGCCGGTCGGCGTACCGAGCTTCAATAGCCAGCTATCCTGCCGTCCAGACAGCATCGGCAAGAATACAGCCGGCAGGGTGTTCTGATCCCAGAGCTGGAACTCGTCAGCCACAATCCCGTCCATGCCCATACCGCGAAGACCGTCAGCGTTGTCGGCACCGAATACCCAGATCTTGGAACCGTTCGGGAAACGCACACAGAGATCGCTCGCTCGCACGTCGGTGCCAGGGATCTTCAAAGCCTTTTCTACCAAAGGCGCCCAGAGGACTTTCTTCGCCTGGTTCAAGTATGGCGCGACGTAACAGAACTCCTTACCGGATTCCTGTAACGCGCAGTGCAACAGCTCGTGCAGCGCGGCCCAGGTCTTGCCGGCACGGCGGTGGCAAATAGCGATGTTGAGTCGCTTCTTGCCGCGATGCAGATCAACCTGCCATTTGCGCGGTGAATATGGGTACACCACATTGACTACTGACACGGCTTCTCCAGATACTTCACCGCTTTTGTGACAGCTTCTAGAGTATCTCCTAGTAGCCCTATACCTGAATTGCACTTATTGCACAACAATCCGCGAACCACCCCGGTTTTATGGCAGTGGTCAACGGCAAGATTTCCGAAAGTATCATGAGCAGACAGAGCCCCGCAAATCGCACACCCGCCACCCTGACTCTTTAGTCTCTCCTCATACATCCCTTTAGTTAACCCGTAATTTTTGAGTATCAAAGCCCACCTGATTTTATCTGGATCGCGTTTTTTTGCATTCCACTCGCGCGCGCGTTCACGCGCAGCCAGCGCCTTCTCTGGAGCAGCCCGCCTAATGGCAGCTACCTTTTTCTGGCACTCATTACACCGGCCATATAGCCGTCGATTGCGGCGAAAGTTCTCCTCTGGTAGCGTCTCCTTACACTCGCTGCAAACCCTTACCAATGCCCCGTCTCGCAAGAACGAAAAGTTTTTCACTCGGCACGGGTTGTCGAGCGCCATTTGTTCTGGCGTTCTTCCATTGGAGCGTTTTTCAAACTCATACTGCCTAGCGCACGATACGCACGTACCTCTCGGGCGTCCGTATCGGATGTAGAAGCGCACCTTACTCTCGTCTCGACCGCATGTGCTGCATGTGTGCATTGGCGTAGTATAAGCCTAGACCGTGGCAGTCAAGCCCGAGGGACTCCAGTAACGACGTTGATCGTCACCTGCTTGTCCTCCTGGTCGTTCTTCTCAAACAGCTTCTGCACCTTCGCCATGATCTCAATGCCACGCGCCTTCGCCGTCAAGTCGCCAGCATCGTCCGCCTCCTCCAGCAAGCCCTCCAGCCGACTCAGGATGTCCTCCTTCGGGCCACGCTTCGTCAATGGCGGCTCACGATCTCGCGGATCCTTAGCCACAAACTCCTCGTCCTCATACACCTCGCCACATACATGCAAGACCGCCTTCTTCGCATGCAACGGCAACGCGGCAAAAATCTTCTTGTACCGTGGGTCTGTGCTCAGCCGCACGGCATCAGCCTTCGCCAGCTTCCGCCAGACGGCAGGCTTAGCGTTCAGCGCAACAGGATCAGCCCGCGTCCAGTCGATGGCGGTAGCAGGCTCGTTGTCCGTAGGATCGTAGGGCCAAGGCATGTTACTCGTC